GTCTTCATCGTTTTAGGCACTGAAATTACCCTCACGGGCATTTCAGCACCGGGTTCGGTGAAGGACTCCTTATCCAACTCCCCCATAAAATGGAGGTTAGGAATGAGGAACTCATGAGAAGGAAAGCACTTCTCGAGTCGAGTGGTCCAGGACCGCAGATTGTACTTTCCATTAGAGGAAAGACCGTCTGCGGTAGATCCTGGTCCATGCCTGGGCAGGAGTGTTCCGTAGTGGATATCACTATCCATTTTCGAGAACAACCTACCGAAGAGCAAATTCGACATGTTCTCAAAATCGCGGAGATCGCTTTCTGCGATATTTGAGTCGAATTCTCGGACTTCACGCTCACACTTGATAAAGTCAGACATCGCTTCCTCCACCCTTGCATCACTGCAAGGATGAAGGATCTTCCCAAACGTCAGCGTTAGCTGACGAATGGCGAAGATTGCATCGATGTCTGGTTCATCAAGCAACACGCCAGATACAGGGTCGAATACGCGACCGAAGAAACCCTGAAGAAATTCGGGGAGACTTCTTCCTCGTCGATAGTAAAACGAGGAATGGAATGTCGCGTGACCTTGGTCAAGCCAGTTTTGGCTGGCTTTTCCGAGATCAGGCAGGGTTATCGTAAGAAACGATAACCCCTCGCATTCGACTCTCCGCTTGACCGTTTTCTTGTCAAGCGTGGCGCTGGTGCAGCAGGCGACGGCTAAATCATCAGCCATCGCCGCCCAGAGTGCTATCAGGCTTTTCATAGACCCTCCTTTAATAGAGGTAATCTATCCTTAGCCTAATGGTTCTCTCTTCTTCATGTGCTTAATAAATTAAGCACATTATGACCCAACGTTGGGTTATAGCTTCATGAAGAAGAACCACGAGATGCCTTGGTAATCCAAGACAAGCCCGGACAGTTAAGTGAAGTGGAGGGCTCCGATAACATCGAAGACCTCATTCACAACGACTACGAGGCCCTGAATAAGACTCAAGATTGCAAAAATAAGAACTTTGCTGTTCTTAGATTTGCTCTTGGCCTTAGTCGGAGCACCTCCTAAAGGAGGCTTCGTAGCGGCTGCGAGGGCTTCTTGGTATACAGTACCCCTTCGTTCAACTGTTTCTGGTGTAAAACCAGAAGCAAATCGTTCGAAGGTTAAATGTATACCAAGACCTCTACGATTCACCAC